CCGCCTTGTTGAGGTGCTCTTGGTGGCGCTGTTGGCACTTGTGGCCCATAATTTTGAGGTAAAGGTTGTCCCCTGAAATTAGGGTTGTTGAAACTACCGCCGCCCAACATTCTTGTAAAATTCATCAAATTATCTTGACGCGGTGGTGGCGTTGGCGGTTGTAGCGGTTGAATCGATTGCATACCGCCCATTGTTGGCGCACCGACACTACGTTGCATTGGAAAATTTTGTGGCATTGCTCTAAACATAACCTATCCCTCACGCTCGTTTCTTAGCATAAGAAGAAAACAAATCCATCATCTCATACATTAAATCAGTGCCTCGCTCACGAGACTCTTCTTTGTTAGGCACTAGCTCAATAATACCACCACGTTTTTTATTCATGTCAAAGGCACCCGCGCCTCTAACTGATTGACTTTTAAAGACAAATTCACCGTCTGAAAGCATTGCCGGTATATCATCTGACGTTTCTGTGCCAGGGCCATTTATTTTACCGCTTTTCTTTTTGAATTCTTCTTCTGATACATTACCGCCATCAGCATATGCCATGACAGGACCGCCCATGTACATTTGATCAGGCAATCCCTTTAAAATCTTAACCATTGCACTCTCGCTGATGCTGCCTCCCATAGCGCCACTTGAAGGCATAATTTTCCCCCTTCGCCGTGCAATTTCTCGCAACTTTATTAACCTGCTTGCGTTTCTTTTGCCTTTATCTATTTCAGGTTTCATCAATCCGCCAACACCCTCAAACATCCCCTCCGGCACATTTGTAACAACTTCAAAATCTGACATGGGCATTCTTAAATCATCTGAATCATAATACGCTTCAGCAAAAACAGGATCATCATTAATTAAATCTCGTAACATATCTTGTTGACCGACAGTCATATCGTTGATATGCGTCGTAAGAAAAAATTCTTTCATACCTTCTGGTACTGAACTAACAGAGCCTCCGTCTACCATGCCAACTGGCTCTTCTTCTGTGACAGGCTCACTAGGTCTACCGCCTGATAGCTGTGGCATTGTGTTAGCGGGTAATAAACCAAATTCAACAGGATTAGGTGCGTCTTGACCCATTCTTCTAGCTATTTCCGCTTCTATGTTAAATCTACCCATAGAATCAAGTTGAGTCATCGGTGTAAGTGGTACACCTTTTTTGTTTTTAGCCTCGTCATAAGCAAGCTTACCTAATAATCCCGCTATGCCAAGACCACCTAAGCCGCCTAAACCCAAATTTCCTCCCATCAAATTTTGCAAAAAACCAGATCCTGAATCTTGTGCAGATTGATTTTGTCTTTGCGTAAAATCTAATACATTTGCAACTTCAGGAAATTGTTGTTTCGCAAGTTGCAAAATGTTATCTAAAGAAGGGTCTCCCCCTGCATCTGAAATTTCTTTTGCTAAATCGTCATAGTCTTGTAAAGAAAACCCTGACTTTTGTAAGGCCATCATTTGTTCTTGCTGTTGCAAGGCCGCTAATTGTTCTGGGGTCAAATTATCAATTTGAGCTTGTGAAAGCGCTGATAATCCAATCTTGGGTTGCCCTGAAAAAGTAGCAGATGCAAATAAATCTCGCAAAGTAGTAATCCCACCTCCAGGATCTGTTGTTCTCCCAAATAAAGTTTTAAGGGGATTTTCTACTAAGTTTCCTATGCCTTTTGACAATGCATCTTTAATTCCACTAAAAGTTCCTGAAATGCCACCCTGTGAAGTAATATTTTTAAGATTATCAGAAAATGAGCCACCAGTGGCGCCTGGACCAAAAACTCCCGCTAAGGCGAGTGGATTAGCTTTACCTCTTGCTACGTCAACCACTGTGCTTGCTTTACTAATTAAAGCCGCCGGCGCTTGCCACGGGCCTGGAACAAACTGTGCTACCTTAGCAACTGGCTTCACTATCTTCTTGAAAAACTTACCTACTTTTTTGAAGAATCCAAATTCTTCTAATCCAGTAGAGGGATTCAAACTAGCAATTCCCATTCCCACAACATAACGCTCAGGATCTAAATCTAATTCGTTAAATCGAGACTCAACTGCTGTTTCAAACTGTGGATCATCAAACATTTCTGGCGGTAAAACTACTTCACCAGGTTGTAAGTGCGCTAATTGAGTGTCATCACCGCGCCCCATAGCGCTTAATTCTTGAGCCATTGCTGACATTGGCGCTTCTACAGCAAGCCTCATTCCTTCTGCCATTTGTTCGGCTTTTGCAGATTCGAGAGGATCGGTAGCCTCATCGCTTACCATCATCAACTCGTTGATAGCTGACTCTAACATTGAGTTATCAGCTTGCTGAGGCATCATCTCAGGCATTGGTTGCTCTACTTCTCCACCCATTTGCATACCCATAGGCATAGGGTCATTGCCCATTAAATTTTGTATCCGCCTCTGTAAGTTCTCATTCATGATATTGTCACCGTAACGCTTCCTATACTTGCTGTTATACCCTGTCCTGTTGGGTAAGTTTGATGACTGTACAGATCTCTGAGCTGCGTGCCATCAAACGCTTGATGTATGCTTGTCGTAGTATTAAATATTATCGCTCCAGTTGCAAATTGTAACTCACTTATTTCAGTTGCGTTAAAGTGAGGCGATCTATCTAATTCTACCTTATTTAAGTTTATTTCCAACACTCTTATCAAACGATTGAACGTCTCAACTGATACAGCATCACCTCTTGCGACAGGCAAAAGCGTTTCAAGAATCTTGCTCATGCTCTTCTACCGCTTGGCTGTAGATCAACTCGTGTTGTGCCTAACCTCCATTTGTAACCTAATTGATTAACGGTTGTGTTGTCATCATCACTCTCAAACCTGAAGACAACCTGTCTTGCTCGTGTTCTCAAACTGCTAAACGTAGCGCTCTCTGTTATTTGCACCGTAGAGTCTGTTGTGAGCGTGTTGTTTGGAAAGTTTCTGCGTTTCACCACAACATTCATAGCCGGTGAGTTATCAGATCCAGATTCTTTGACAAACTTCATATCAGGAATGACCTTCTTTAAGAAAGAGTAAGCCTCACCTGATGCTATGTCTATATCACCGCTTTCTACAAAGACACCTGTCATCGGAGATCCGTTATCATCAAATCCCGTCTCATGTTGGAAAATACAGTTATTGCTTGATGATGTGGCTGATGCAAGCGGTTGATCTTCGATCCCCGCATCTAACCAAGCGTAACGTGTCAACGATCCTACGCTCCATGTGTTTTCTTCATAATTGTAAATAACATATCTTGATATCTCACCTGTCGCATCTTCTTTAGATACATAAAAAAACCACATTTCTGAATATTCTGTGTTCATGCCCATATGACATTTGAATGCTTGCGATAGATCAAGATCGTTGAAAACGTATTCTTGTACAGCACAAGGTAATTTCTGTACAGAACCTGTGTATAAGTAGAAACTATTCTTACTTGCAAAAAACACCCCATTGGGTGCATTCACAGAAGACTTCGGACCTAACAGACCCGCACCCTCGTTAATAAGGTTGATTGAGAAGGTCAATGGTGGTCCGATAAACTGCATGGAGTACAAACTAGTATCTGTCCAGATCAAAAGCTCCTGTCTTGACTTCAAGCCACCAATAATTGTTGATCCGCTTGATAAGCGTACTGAACCGGCTGTATTTGTTGTTTTTGGCTCAAACTCAAGCTCATTCTCACTATCAGAGAACGCTACTAACATAGGATCAATAGCACCTGTCCTTGAGCCACTTGATATTGGGTCACATCCCAAAACAATCAAATGTCGATCAGTTTCAGAGGTAACAACCTGTAACGCTAATGTTGGAACAAGATTAGCGCCAGTGGTTGTTGCGAGTTCTGCAGCCCTAGTCGTTTTACCATTGTTTTCAACCCATCTGTAAATACCGCCACCTCTAGGGTTAATAATTAAGTTTTCACCATAGTTGTCATGAGTCCAAGTTCGTAATTGATTTGTGGCGCTTAATGCAGTAGCAGATCCCCAAGTACCAAATCCCCAAGTTCCCGTACCCCAACCACTTTGAGACACGTAAGTATCTAATCCTACGTTAATCTGATAAGCACCGACAACGCTTGATCCACCGTTACCAGAATCGGATGCATTTGCTGTTACTGCAACACCTGACGTGTCTTTAGCGGTAATCGTATAAGCATTTATACCTGTAACAAGATCTATCTGATATTCTTGATTGAGCACTTCTGCGGTAATCAAGCCACCAAGCGATGCCGCACCTGAAAAGGTAACAAAATCGTTATTAACTGCGCCGTGTGCTGTGTCAGTGATTGTAATCGTGGAGCTACCGTTTGATGCTGAAAAAGTAACATCACCCGCACTAGTTGTGCTTCGTAACGGAGTGATATCGTAATATGCATCACCCTCTTCGATATAATATTTGAAAGTGCTACCAATACCTAGATATCTTGTGCCACCTAGCGATATCCATGAATGTAAAGCTCTTGCAATGCCAAGAAAGAAACTCGTACCAAGTTTTAACCATCCACCGACTTTCTCAACACGATTTTTCCTAAATCGTACCAAGTTAGCGTTGACCCAACCTTGACCTACCGAATAATCGGTGCTCTCCTTGTCAATACCAGGCTTAAATTCAAGAGGCTGTAACGGCATAATGTTACGCCAATCTTATGATTGCACCAGTAGCTGTAGCCGCAGGGAAGACTACTGTAAAATCTCCTGCTGTTGATGTTTTGTCTCCTCCAAAATCTATAACTGCACAAGCCTTATCGCTGTTTGTGTCATTGTAAATCATACAACCTCTAGCGGTTACTGTTGCATTACTAAACGTAAGATCTGAAAAATCGCAAATTGCTGTTGTGCCACTTGTTGTTGGCGTAACAGAGGTCAACGCAGAACCACCAGAAGTGTAATTAGTGCCACTTGCTTGTCCTGTCGTTGTGAATGCTGTTGTACTTGCACCCAAAGTTGCGGAAGAGGTATAAAGCGCTAGTTTGAAACTGTTACCAGAGCTTGCTGTAAAATTATGAGTACCGACGAGTAACTCTTGCTTGAAACTTGTCGGAATTGCACTTGT